CTACGCAATACTGAACGATCATCATTAAGAGCATACACTCTCGCGATGAGATAAAAAAAGCCCCTCGCAAGAGGGGCTAAAACTGCACATCGGAGAAAAATAATGAATCAGTCTTCAGCCAACTTTTCGAAATAACTCAGATCACCATCTTCATCATTCCAAGGTGGGCTATCTTCTACAGTTTTTGCCTTTTTAACTTCAGCAGGCTTCTCAGCCTTCTTGGTTACAGGCGCAGAAGGTTTTTCAGTAACCACATCATCTTCTAGATTCAAGACTTTGTTTAGTCTTGCTTTCAATTCGTCATAAGATTTGAAGTTGCCCTCAGTAATAAATTCGGAAAGTTTGTTTTGTGCTTTCCAAATTCTTTCAAGTTCATCATCATCTTCAGAGAGAGCCGCGGGTGAATCAAACTCAGACTTATCATAATTTTGATAGCCTTCTACTTTGCGAATCTTCAACTTGAAGTTAGCACCTTCCCATAGATCAAATGGGTTAACAGGTGTTTCATCTTCAAACTCAGGATTCATCAAATCATTCAACTTGTCGAAAATTTTCTTACCAAATTTAAACAAGAAGACCTTACCATCATTGTCAGGATTAGATGGGTCCTTGACAATATACACGTTAGCGATGTATTGAAGTTTACGCTTTTGTTTACGCGCAGTTTCTTTATCTGATTCAACACCAGAGTTCCACAACATGGTGTTGTGTTCAGAAACAGGGTCTTTTTTATTGAGAGTTGTTAGAGAGTTTTCAATGTACCACTGGCCTGTAGGACCTTGAAATGAGTGGGAGAACAATTGAACCCAAGGCATGTCTTCACCTTCAGCCGCAGGTAGAAAGCGAACGACTGCCATGCCATTGCCTGCTTTATCTACTGTTGGTTTCCAGAATCGAGTGTCCTCGTAGGATTTCTTTTCACTAGACTTATCGTTTAGTTTATTGACTTGTTCAGTCAACTTCTCCAAATCTTTTGTGCGAGATTTACGGAGTTCTGCGAATGTATTTGCCATCGTATTTCCTTTGTATTAAAATGTATTGATTGTATTATTTGCTTGTCCACATATATCATGCTCAACTACAGTATTATATAGTTGCTCAAGATTCTTTTTAGGCTGAAGAAGAACACAAATTTGTGATTTTTTCCGCACTTTTACCCCTGCATTACCACTTCCTTCAATGCTTTTTTCATTTTGGGTACATCGCACTTTAAGAAGGGCTGGTACTTTTTGCATAATTTGCTTACCTCTTTGTAGATCGGATCATGAATTACTTTATCAGTTCTAGATATAAACTTTAAAATCATATTGAGTACTGCGAGAGTTTCGATGCTAATCTCTTTTCTCATGTACATTTTTATAATCTTTGGATGATCTCCGTTTACACTTTCAAATAATTGATTAAAGTCATTCTGTTCATACTCTGCAAGAAATTCTATCTCATTCTTAAAATGATACGTTATAGATTCTTGCTTTCGTTTCCAATCTTTGTATCTTTCTTCTGCTTGATCAGAGAGTAGTTCACCTACCCATGTCTTTGTGTCGTGCAGAAAATTCGATACCAAAAAGTCTTCTAGGTAAGCGTCTTTGCGATTGCCTAGTTTTGCAAAAAATATTTTATCTCTTCGATTCAAGAAAGCATCGTGGCTTACCTTGATCTTCTTATTATACTTGAAGTAATCGTAGTTGTCAAGTACGAAATGATTCTTCAATGCGGTATAAATTTTGTATGCGTCAAAGGCATCCATTTTCATAGCATCGGTAACTTTGCATGTTTAGTGGCAATCATTTTACCTTTGATGGCTTCACTTTCCATAACATTTTTCATTTTGCTAGAGATGAGTGAAGCCGCAGTTTCAACTTCCAAATTGTTTTGCTCACAGAATAAGAGAACCGCATCAATCATAGTGATTGGTGATTTAATCTTCATAAGTTCTTTGATGTGATTCTCAAATTCTTTTGGAGTCAATATATTTAATTTACCATTCATTTTTTAAGTTGATTCGGAATGTTACGGGCACCTGGCGCATCAACAGTTCCGTGCGTAATTGAATACGCAAGACAAACTCTGTCACTTGCATCAGCATAAGAACAACGTACTGCAATAGGATCAATACCTTTTTCAATAGCACGTTCAATATTTTTTGACATGAGTTCCTTTTCTGTGAGAAACATAAAGAACAATGTTGCACATGCTGTGGCTACCATAACGCATAGCGCAATGTATAGCCCATTGTTTGAAGTATTAGGTTCTTTCATTCGGATTCCTTTTGTAGTTGTAGAAAATATGTTTACCGATGGTAATTTCTTTCTTAGCGAAAGACCAATTCGGGTTAACATAGTCTGCATGATAGAATAACGCACCGTTTGTTGGGTCCTTTAGATTGTCATGATTTGTGTAAAAATAAATTGCTAGTCTCAATGCTTCATTATACACTGGATTCATACTATTTGTCAAGAGATTATTGGTTGAAATGAATTTGGATTTATCTTCACACCACCAAGAAAATTGACATGTACTACCTATCTTCTGTTTTACTACACCACAAATAGAGTCCGCGAATTTACCACTATTAACTCTGTTTTGTGTAACAAACGCAACGGCGTATTTGCCAAGGGTTGGCTCATGCCCTGCTTCAAAGTAGATGTTTTCTGCTAGGCAATAAATCTCTCCTCTAGCCTCTTTTGTGAATTGCGAAATTTGCAAATTCAAATTTGGCCTCGTTGTTTGACTTATTTTGTTATAATGCCACATTGTCATCATCGTCAAACATATGAGAAACAATACTTGGACCTTATTGGTTAAGGTTTTCATATCTCCTCCTTCTGTTTTAGTTAACACAACTATATGAGAAACAAATCCGGTCTATTAAAGTAGCAAAAGAATTGTCCTAATGAACTTTTGTTATTTTCTAGAAAAGAAGTTTTTTTCATGCTTTCATTTAATGCATTGGCTAAGTTTTCATTTCCGACATAAAACTTACATGCGGATATTGCTCTAGCCAAATCAAGTATCGTGGGGGTGGGATAGTATTCTATACCAGTACGATATACTTCTTCAAATTTCTCATACTCGTTTAAAGAACCTACAAATATTCCATGCTTGGAAATGTTACGTTCTTTTAGTTTCAGATAAAAAGGATTCATCTGATCATTACCTGCTTGATACCTTCCGGTCCGTGAGATAACTATTTTATTTAGCACCCTCATATCTTTATCTACTGTAACCCATGGTTCATCAAGTTTTTCTTCATGATTACCTCTAATGCCAAGCCCTAAAAACACGCTTTCTGCAATAGTAATTTTTGGTACAGCAAAGATAAATCTACGAAACAAGTCTAAATTGTGCTTTATTTCTTCACCATTGTAAATTTTTACATCATGAATGTACTCCTGAGTCTTCAATAGAGATATTATACTCTCTGCGCCTTCATTTGTCAACATCACCTCATTCGGACCCGAATCAACTACACCAGTTCTAAGATAAAGAATGCCGCCACCAAGATGTTTGATAGCAGGCAATGCCCAAATAATGTCACCTAGTTTGCCCGAATGTAAAAATGTATTTACCATATGAAGTTATTTTTCGAATGCTCAATGATTTTCTTCAACTCATCGTCAAATACTGCTTTCGGTTGCCATCCGAGTGCTTTGAGTTTTGTATCGTCTAGTGCATAGCGCACATCATGTCCAGGTCGTGTGTAATAGGTAAGATATTTTTCGTAATCAAAATCAGAATTCATCCAACGAATGATTTTCTTAATCACTTCGATGTTTTGATACTCACAATTTCCGTTGATATTGTAAATTTCATTCTGCACACCAGACTTGATGATTGTCAAAACTGCTTCTGCGGTATCTGATGCATGTAACCAAGTGCGCCAAGGCATACCACGATCATGAACGTCAATCTTTTTGCCTAGCATTAGATGCTTGCAACTCTTTGGTATGAGTTTTTCTGCGTATTGACCAATACCATAATTGTTTGTTGGGCGCACAATGACGTAAGGCACTTTAAATGTTCGCGCCCACGCGAGGATCAACATGTCGGCCGCGGCTTTTGATGCTGAGTATGGATTGCTAGGCTTTAACAAATCTGTTTCAATGTGTGCGCCTTGTTCAATGTCACCATAAACTTCATCTGTACTGAAGTGTAATAGTGTTGGCATGTTATACAAACTCTTTTGTTTGATCAACTGTAGCAGTTTGTGAACGCCATTGATGTTAGAACGTAGAAAAACTTCTGAAGACATGATGCTGTTGTCAACGTGAGACTCTGCCGCGCAATTGATTACATAATCGCAATCTGCTAGACGGTCTAGATCATTAATGTCCGACTGAAAAAATCTAAAATGATCTGGCGATATTTCAAATAGTTTATCAATCAAATCTTCATCTGCGGCATATGTCATCTTATCAACACCGATTACATAGTAACCTTCTTCAAGGCAACGCTTTGCGACATAGTAACCAATGAAGCCACAACAGCCTGTAACGTAAACAACTTTTGTCATGTGTAACTTTCCAATGTTTTTATTATTCCGTCCAGTCGAAATTTTTCTTTGCATAACAGTTCACCATTACCGATATAGTTAATCAAAGATTGACTTTCTACCACATACGAATCTGTATCAATTCCATGAATTTTGCAATACATTTCTAGTATATCAGAAACCTTATACTTTTTCAAGTAAACAAGATTCACATCAGTATTGTAAGGCTCATCTTCAATGTAAGATTCAATTACTTTAAAAGTATCTGCCAAAGAAAAAAAGTCAACATACCGATCATCTTTTAGTGTAAATTGCTTGCCCCCTTTTACATGCGAAATGAAACGCTTCAACAAACGATTTTCTGATTCTGATTTATCAATTACAGAGAACAATCTAACATTATAACACTTATCAATATTCTTTGCAAGTCTTGCGGTAATGTTTTTACTTAGTCCATAACTATGTACTGGCACATATTGTTCGAGTTCATTCTCCGAAACACAATCAAGAGACAGGTCGATGCAAAAGTCTGCACCTGATGAAAAGTTTATAAGTCTACCGAATGATTCTCTGCATTGTGCTAGATTCACAAACATAGAAAGATTGTCAGATAAAATCTGATTATCAACCCTTCTTGGTGTATCTCTACCTACCGCCGCACAATGTACAATGGTATCGAATTTATGACTGAAGCAGTATTCTACAACTGCTTGCCTATCAGTCAAATCCAATTCTTTGGAAGTTGGCGCATGAACATCATAATATGATAGTTGCTTTGCAAGATAACTTCCAATAAATCCTGATGCACCTGTGACTAAGACTTTCATCTCTTATATTCTACATAACGATTGTTGTTTGCATAGTCTTCATTTGTGACATATGGAAATTGATCGTTGATTGGTCTGCCTGCTTCAAGTTTTGGTTCAATCAAAACTTTATCGCTTACAATTACTTCAATGAGAATCTTACCCGTCTGCAAATGAATTGGTGTTAGGTGATTTACATCCGTCACGCGAAGATAATTCATGCCGTAAGCAAAAGCAATCTTCTCAAAGTTTGGTCGACCTGGTCCGCGCCCATTACCTGTAGCGGCGTGATTGCCTTTCATGTATGTGTCTTGAAATTGACGAATCATACCTAAGCCATGATTGTTAAACACAATCACTTTTACATCTAAGCCGTATTCAATCAATGTCTGCAACTCTTGCAAGTTCATTTGAAAACCACCATCACCATTGATAGAATAAACATCTTTATCCATATTCATCATTCGCGCACCAATTGCGGCAGGCAATGAATAACCCATTGAGTAGTGACCAGAACTAGTGATGAGTTTCTGTTCGCCTTTGCGATTGAAAATCTGATAAGTCCATGCGTGATTTGCGCCAGCATCGGTTACAAAGATTGCTTTGTCTGATGCAATTTGATTCAATCGCTGTAAGAAAGTGTATGGGTTTAGACTACCAACTTCTTGTGCGCCAACGCTAATGTCTACATTCAAAAATTTGTTACGCATTTCTTGCGTATAATCGCGCCACTCTGGTTTAACTGGCTCTGTAGTCACTTGCGTTATAACATTAGGCAAGAAAGAAAAATCAAGAACCACACCTTCATATTGTGGCGATGGATACTTCTTCAATTCTTCTTCGTCAATGTCAAGCACAAGAAACTTTGCTTGTGGTGCGAATGTATTTGGATTGCCTGAACGCTGACGATTATCAAGTCTAGAACCTAGAACAAGAATACGATCTGCGTTTTGAATAACGTAGTTACCACCACGATTACCATAGACACCAAAATGTCCACAGTAATTTTGCATATCGTGATTAAACGAATTGAGTGCTGACCAAGACGCAACAAATGGAATGTCTGTAGTGCGTAACCACTCTTCAAGATTCTTTTCTACACCAGCAAGTTCAGCGCCAGCACCGAACACAACTAATGGGCGTTCTGCACCTTTGAGAAATTCTGTAATCTTTGATGCGGTATCATTAATCTTTTGTGTTTCAATAATAGGATTCG